GGTAGTTAACTTAAAAAACTCATCCCATAATGTAACTAAACTATATTGGGATGGAGATAATTTAATGGGTTTTATAGAGATTTTACCTACTCCTTCTGGTAATATTTTAAAGGCCCTAATTGAAAATGGTATAACAGTAGGTGTATCATCCAGGGGAATGGGTTCATTAGAACAAAGAGGTGATTTATTAGAAGTTCAGGATGATTTTGAATTATTATGTTGGGATTTTGTATCTACACCTTCCAATCCAGGTTCTTTTATGCATACTATAAAAGAGAGCAAGGAAACTTCTTTTAACACTTATAAAGAGGCACATAATATAGTTAGGGAAATTCTTTGTAGTAAGGGACAATGTCCCATTCTTTAAATATTTTTACATATGTATTAGTGAATATACTGTTCCTA